GGCTAGACAATTAATATACAAAAGGCCGGTGCCGTTCAACCTCTGCCTTGGGTAGCTAGAAGCCAATCGGTCTTGGGTCACTAGCGAGAAGGTTTTAGCTTTCAGGTCCATTATCAAGATCCTTCGAAAAAGAACCCCGCCGAAGCGGGTCAAGGAGGACAGCACGGGAATTTAAAGGCGCAATGCAAGATTTGAACTTGCGGCCTAAGTCCCTACAGAACCGGGTAGCCGGCGGGATTAAAGGCTATCTACCTCTCCGGGCTTTATCCGGAGTTATCAACGTTAAACCTCTCCGTCAATTGCACCAAGCATGTAGGGCCTAGAACTCGGGAAGCTAGCTCCGGTGCTACGCGGCGGACTTAACCATAACGGTTTTCGTCCTAAGCCCTACGCTTGGTGCAACTATTCCGCATGTGCGGGCTGCGACGGGCAAACTTCTCTAGACTTGCCCTGCTTTCGCGGTCGGTGGCGTTGGTTGACTGGCGACGAGGCTAGGACTCGAACCTAGAACGCACGGCTTTGGAGGCCGGCATGTTGCCAATTACACTACCTAGTCAAAATTCGTTGTGATGCGCTTTTTAACGAGTGAGCACCGCAGTTCATCTCGAACAACGCGACCTTCGGTCTAATCGAAGCTATTAGTCTGGCCGGATCTGCGAGCCGGTGAACCGCGCTGTTGAAACGAACTTTAGTCACTCGCATCACAAGTGTCAACAACCTTTTGCAACTCTTTTTCCAACATGCCTAAACGGTATGCCGTCAAAGCTGTGTCACGCGAGCAATTGACTACGTCCATCTTCCGCGCCAACCTGGCGTGCTGCTTGTTCCACTTCCTGCACAACGCTTCGTCAGGGTTTTTAGTGTCCGGATGATCTCCATGCCAATGGCTGCCGTTCTCTGTCGTACAGTCGAAGCCGAGCAATATCACCTTGTCAGCCCCTAAGCTGAAAGCTAGCTCTATGGCACGGAGTCCTGAGTTATAAGGTCCATAAGCGGTGTGCAGGTTAAGAGCGTGCTTAGCGGACGCTTGGCGGGTACACGTCCATCGCTTGGGGCCGTCGGGCACTTTAGAGACGTTCGCATCCCACCACGCGAGATCACCTGCGTAAAGGTGATCGCACCACGGGGCTAGCTGCCAGGAGTTGTTCACGGTGATTGCGGGAAGGCCTGACGCACGGACCAGTTCACAGTCGTGCGCGTTGAGGCTAGGGCCGGAGGCGATGCAGACGAAGGTTTTCATGCAGGACTCCGGCCGGCGATTTACTTAGCGAGGGAAGCGGCGTATTCGATCAGATAGATTTTCGGCGCCAGCCAGATCTGCAGAATCACGGCTACTTTTTGAGTTCCGTCGATCGCGAAAACGAGCAGTGCAATAACGCCGAAGATCAATCCGAAGATAGCGAAAGGCATAGCCCCCGCGTTTTCGGCCATCAGCTTTTTGCCTTCTTTCTCGAGGTCGTTTCCGCTGTTGCCGTAGTACAAAGAACTGCCCCGCATATGCGCTTTGACTGGGGCGAAGGACTTACGGATAGCTACCGCGCCTAAGATTGCTACGACGGTAAATACCGCGAGAAGCAAGCAGGCTTCGGCCAGTTTCCACATTAACAACTGGTGAATAACGTCCGGGATTTCGGCGCTCAAGAAATTCACGCCGGCATCAACGCCGGACATGGTTTTGTTCAGAATAGCGGTAAGGGCTTGCTGCAGTTGCTCGTTCATTTTTGGTGCCTCGGTTGGTTTAAGTGAGGCGAGTATTACACAAGCTTTCGCAAGCGTCTACAACTATTTTCATCCCTCATTCACTCCGAGCGAAACTGGCGCACTCACGTAATCTCGACCGCTTTCCTGATCCGGCAGCCACGCGTGAACGTTGTAGATATCACCATTATGCAAAATGCGTTGCTTGGCATTCAGGCCGGGGCGCTGGCGGATAACGATGCGCGCGATAATCTCGGACTGGATCGCCGCAGCGGCCAGGAATTCCCGACCACTTGCCGGAGCAATACGCGCCGGGACGTTCTCAAAGACCGTTACCCAAGCTTCGGTAAACCCTCCAGTGTCCTCGTCACGGATTTCGGTCCAATCCTGGATATCCACCCGATGGCGGTACTGTCCGGCGCGGCTCATGGGCGTTCCTCAATCACGATGGTATATACGCCTGTGCAATCTCCCGCCACGCCCGTCATGCGGGAAAGTACAGCGTAGTATGTTCCCGCTGCTCGACCTTTTTCCGATACAGCCTCTGCGCCTACACTAGATTGCTGCGCCGTGGCACCTGCGGTCCTCACGCGAAGTGGCGTAATAGGAACCTGGCCCGCGTTGGGAGTGAACGTGCCGCCTGAAGCGATTTGCGATTGGAAAGTGTAGGCCGCTGCTTCGGTCATCGAATTTTCGGACGAAGGGGTGTGTGGAGTACCGAAGGTGCCCCCTGCAACGCCTTGCGCTGCGCCGTAGGTCCGAAGAGTCAAGCCCCCTTGGTCAACAGTCAGCCCATGGGCTTGGATAATGAAGTTCACAGGGAGAATGAATCGAAATACTAGAGGTGTAGCCGCGATTGGGTTGGTGGACGCAAATTCATAATTCAGGGACCATGTGCGCCTCCCGAAAAATCCTGTTTGTCCTACATCAACGCGTAAGCGACGATTAGGGCCGGTTCCACCATCTGTCAGCAGATCAAATGGGGGATGCGCGATAACCCGCTCAGCATGGGTCGTGTCGCCCATGGCTGTCTCTTTGCGGTAGGGACCGCCGAACAGCTTACGTATGTAGTCTCCTACTGGCATGCTGGCGTCCTCAATGGATACAGCAAAGCGGTAACAGGCTTCGGCAGATAGCCGGCCTGAAATGCCTGATCGGGGTTCTCGTCGCGGTCTTTGTAGAGGAAGCCGAGCATCAGCAACACGGCGGCCTGAACCTCGTACTTGATAACCTTGTCATCGGAACTATCAACGACGTAAGTCGGGTCTCCAGAGCTATCTAGGATCGGGTCGTCGTTGCTATCACGCTCTACTTCGTATGGGCTCGCAGACTTCAAGTAGTTCTTCACGGCGCCAGATGCCGCGCCGATGTACGCCATGATCAACGCATCGTCGAGGTCGTGATCCATGTTCAAATGTTGCTTCCCTCTCTCGAGGGTGACGTACATCATAGCTTGACCCCTTTCGCCGGGTCGAAGGTGCTAGCGTTCTCGCGAAGGTCTTTACCATTACGTCCTGCCTTCACGCAAAGCGTCCAAGCGTCGCTGGAACCTGGCTTATCGGTATTCTGTGCTTTGGTCGACGTCCACTGGCTGCCTGCCCAGGTGACGTTATCGTGGGCGTCGTAGACTTGTTCCTCTCGGAACACACCTTTGTAAATCTGGATCGGTAGCGCGAACTTCTGCGCGACTTCCTGACCGCTGGACTTCATCAGCTTAACTGAGAACTCCCGGTCGCCGTCCTGCGTGATGCTCACGCCGTCGATACCGTCTACGATGCATTCCCAGCCGCGCATGCCGTGGGTGCGTTCGTAGGACTTCCACAAGCCTCCACGATGCGCAGCGTAAGTGCCGCGGGCGTACTGCTTCGCTTCCTCGATAGCTGGCAAGATCTCTACGTCGATCGCGTCGCGCCCGTCTTCAGCCTGGCGCACTTCAGGAACGACAATCAGATCCGCAGCAGAACGCGCCAAGGCTTGTAAGTCTACAGGATCGGCATTCTTGCCGGGGATAGGTTCTGGAACGTCGACAAGCTTCGCGGCTTCGGCAGCGAGCAGCGCGATATCAATCTTCGGCAGCTGGACGAACTCAGCAGCGGCCTTCGCCAGTGCTTCCAGGTCTACCGGCGCGGCGTCTTTACCGTCCTTCACCTCCGGCAGCACGACAAGCGCCGCCGCGGCTTGCGCGATAGCGTCTACGTCGACCCTTTCAGGTTCTACCGGCATTGGTCGAGCGGCTAAACACTTGCGCAGGTCGTTCAGTTCAAGATTCAGCGGTGCAACAGCCTTCGCCACCGCTGCGGCGATAACCGGCGCGAGGAATTCGGCTTGCGCTTCAAGTTCACGCAGGTTCATTAGCGAGCCTCTTTTCGATCAGCAGAGCGAGCATTTTCGCGCTGTCTTGGATTTGTTGGTCTGTCTGCGTTGGGTCGGGCGTAGCGGCCGGCGGTGTAACTGCGGGCTGCGCCATGCCGAAGGGATCCACGGAGGCATCCCGTTTTGCCAGGGCGGCCAGGGAGTAGTTCTGCTGTTGGATCATCGGAGACGCGCCGCCTTCGACCGGAGCCATGTTGAGACGCTTCCGGGCTTCGTCGGGGGCCATGATGCCCGCGCCCACAGCTACCTTAAGGGTTTCGACCAGGGAACCGAGATCCATCCGCAGGAGGCCGTCTAGGTCCAGCTCTACGCCGTAACGGTCAGGCAGCGCCAAGCCGTCATCCATGCAGGCTTCGAATTCTTCAATAAGGCTCTGCAAGCAATCTGAGTAGTAGATCTGATTGAGGTCCGCGATCTTGGCAGTGCCGGCTGGCATTGGGCCTACACCGACTTTGAAGCCGGGTACGTGGAACGCGGTGCAGATCATTTCAGCAGTCAGTTTGAACTGTTCGATCAACTGCGAGTCGGTTGCGCTCATCCGCATTTGCTGAAACTTCAGATCGTCGCCAACCACGGCGACTTTGCCGGCATTCGTGCCGGTGTAGTTCGCATCCCAGTGTGCTTTGAGCCGTGCCGCTGTCTCATCGCTGATTGCGCCGGGGGCTGACAGAATGCCGCCAGGTCGTGCGCCATTCTCAAAGAAGGTCGAGCTATCGTTTTGCATTTTCAACGACTGGCAGGCCGCCAAGGCGCAGGCGTAAAGAGGAGATATACCGACCAGGGGGTGGAACAAGCAATTCATTCGGTCGTGGATCATCTCGGACGCAGGGACCGTTACGCCTTCGCTACCGAGTTCGTTAAGGTCGTCGCCGTTGCACTGGTAGTAAACGTCGCCATTGTCTGCTACGAGAACCGTTACGCGGCACGGGTCAAGCAGGTAGATGGACGTCACCACGCCGCGCTGATCACGCTGCTTAAGGCCATACGCGTTGCCGTGGGTTAGCTTCGATGTCTGCCACCATTGTTTGAACTGGATATGGTTCTGGTAAGCGTTAGCCTTCTTCAGCACAGGGCTAAACGCGGGACTGGTCGTCTCGGTCCAAATGCCGTTCGAGTCCAGTTGCATTAAGCGCGGGCGGAGTTTCCCGATGTCATTGGCGATAAGCGTGACGCAGGCGTACACAGCGTAGTGCGCCAAGACGGTGGGGGCTTTCCATTCGTCGTTCTTTTGCCAGGTACCAGTGTAGGGCTCGCGCACCCACGGATACCATCCGCCGGAGCTACTGCTACTGACGGCAGAGGCTGGCGCTCGTTTGAATGTCAGCTCTCGGCCGAAGATACGCATTAGGCGAGATCCTGATCCGCGATTACCGCTTCGATGTCAGACTTCTTGATACGGCCGTCTTTACCGGTGCCGACTACTTTATCCAGGTCCACGCCATGCTCCCTAGCGAACTCGATAACGGCTTCAGATGCGCGTGGTTCATCAGCCGGGGTTGAGGTTGAGGCAGTGAGCATACGAGTATTGTAGCCGTCGTCAGCATAGGTGCCGTGGCCCAGCTTGCGAAGAGTCTCCGCGTAGCGGCGGGCCATCATGACCTTTTTGCCGCCCTTGCCATAAATAAATTCAACTTTAGACATAGGGGTTCCCCTTTAAGATGATTCAGTGTACGGGGCTGCTGCGGTTGCGGCAAGTATGGCGGCTTTCCGTGAAGAGGACACTCTATCGTTATGCGCCAATTTTCTAGCGAATTCCTCCGGAGGCAAGTGTTTGTTTTTCTCGATCCACTTGGCACGAATAGTAGCAGCCCTTTTCTCTTTGTACTCAGCCGAGTTTCTTGCAGCGTCAATCTTTGCTTTTCGTTCGGGGTCTGCGGTCCATTTGCCCTGTTTATGCCTACGCTCGTCTGTCCAAGCAGCGGCTTGCTTAGCTACGAATTCTGGGTCTTTCCATGAAGCTAGTTTTGCAGCCGACTGCTTTGCTTTCACTTCCGCAGTGGTAGTGGCTGCCACCCAACGCTTCTTGCGCTCCGGATCTGCCCAAGCGGCTTTTAGTGACGCTCGGACTTTTTCTTTTACTTCAGGCCGTGAGTGTATGTCATTGGCAGCAGCTACGTACCTAGCCCGCGTCTCTGGTGTTGCTCGTGCAGCTTCTTGAGACGCTCTTCGGCGAGCAGTTACCTCAGGGTCTGCCCAAGCTGCTAAGGATCTGGCACTAGCCTCTTGGCGTCGTTCAGGACGGTTCCACAGCTCTGACATAGCGGCAGAAAGATTAGCGCGGTACCTCGCCGCCGCTTCAGGGCAGATATAGTCCAAGCCTTCGCCGCCGGCCGTTGAGTTGGTTAGCTTCCAACCATTTTCGGCCGCCTTCAGGATCCACGAGCGTTCCGCCGCTTGCCAGCTTTCGCCTTCTGCGACCGTTTCGATAATCTCCATACGAGGTTCCAAACCGACCGACAGGAGTTTACGGATCCACGCGGAGGCGTGATGTTTATAGGCGTTGGTACGTGCCGCGCTGAGGTGGCTTTTTAAGCGCTTACCCGGTGTATTAGTTTTACCGATGTATCGGACCGTATCGGCGATTGGGCAGTGCAGAGCGTAGATATAGTTCGTCATAATTTTTCACCGACAATAAAAAAGCGCCGCACATTGCTGTGTGGCGCTTTCATTCTATCGTATTCCGTTACTGTGTCAAACTAATTAGCTCCCGTAGTTAGCCCCGGAGATGTAGGAAACAGCCTCCGGACGGCGCTTCCGCCACGTTACCATACGCTCACATCTCACGCCCACTAAGTTGTTTTGCCACAACGAAGTGAGCACGGTGGACGCGGTGGTAGGGTTATCCGGGGTCGAGTTCATTTGCAGCGATGCTTCGCGGCTTACATCGATGGTCACGCCACCTTCGTCGGCCAGGAGGATTTCGCTCTGCTTGATCAGGACAATAATCGAACCGCTGGAACTGGTCGGAACCACCTCGGAGGTCAAAACGGGGAGGCCCATGAGGGTACCCCCATTGGCGTCGATACCTGGGAATTCAGGTTGACCGAGGGGGTTCAACATCATGCCGATCGCCATGGCCTGAGTCGAAGTCATCACCCAAGCTGCGCCGGTCACACTGAGGTTAGCGCCGATGAACTGCGAATACACTTCGCGGATGTCGGCGCGCAATGCGTCAGCGTCAGTACCGGATGCGTTCACAGGGGTCACGTCGTTGGTGATACTCGCAGGGCGAACATCAGAGACGGCGGCGTACGCAGGGTTGATGAACGAGTCGTCCATGAACTGGGCAATTTGTGCGGTCAAATCGCCGCGGATGATCGCCTCGGCCGAAGGGGTCGACAGACGCGCCAGTTCGTCGGAGATAACGACGATGCCGGCCAGTTTGTTGAATCGCAGGGTAATATCCGCGAATTTCAGCTCGGAAACCGGCTTGGGCGCAGTTTCGCCGACCCACGCAACGGTCGAACCCTGGGTTTGGCCGGGGATGCGGACGTTGAAAGGTACAGAGCGCAGGCCCGTCAAACGAGAGGTCAACACGAGAGGTCGAAGCAGCTCGATGAACTCGTCGGTCATCTGGCGATAAGGAACTAGCGGTGCAGCCCAGTCGGCGTCGGTAGTAGTACCTGCGGCCATTGCGGCTTTCAACACCTGTGCAACTTCAGGGGTCGACTCATTCCACTGTTTGGCGATCTCCGCAGCCTGTACCAAGTTGCCCTTGGCGCGGCACTGAGCGATAACGTAGCGGGTGAAGGCGGTACCCTTTGGAACTGGGTTGGTCGCTTTCACGGTGATTGGAGAACGCTCACGCATACCGGAAGCGTCAACAACGGGCTTGGCGGTAGCGATCGCGGCTTTCTGCATAGCTTCCAGGCGACCGATGTGAACTTCGGTGGCTTTGATCTCGTCGACCAGGGTGTCGAACTCTTCCGACTCTGCGCCGTCCAGGGTGCGGCCTTCCGCGCTGGTCATCAGCTCGGTTTGTCGCGCGGCCTTCTGTTCCAGTGCTGCTTGGAACGATTTGATTTGTTCAGCGATATTCATGTCTTGGCCCTCCTGGGGCTTCGGAACGGATTTAGTAACGGTTTTGGTTGCCGAAGCGCCGGCGGGTTTCGCAAGTTTTACGACAGTGAATTCCTTTTTGCCGGACGCGGCAGGTAATCCAGTATCGAACGACTTAACGGTGTTAATAGTTGCTGAAGCGTTCGCCGGGATGGTCACGGCGCTAAGCTCAAAAACTTCTGTTTGAATGTACCGCGTGCCCCAAGTGCCGGCGATGTTCTCCGACTCAAGGGACCGGAAACCGATCGACACTGCGCGGACCAGGCCGGATTTGATCGACTGCCAGGCCTCTTCGATACGATCCTGCAAAGCGCCAGGTTCTTCGATACGCGGCAGCGTTGCGGTAAACGGTACACCCTTCGCGGTCGGCTTGCCGAACTCAACCAGGCCGATAGGCTTGTCGTGTTCGTGCTGCCACAGGAGCGGCAAAGGGTTTTTGTACTTGACCCCGAGCGGTTCCACAACATCACCCACGCGATCTACTTCGGGGCTCGTTGCGATCCCGGTAATCGTTCGAGTTTCCTCGCCGACCGCCTTAACCTCAAGAAAACTGTAGGCTCTGTTCATGTATACAGCTCCGGTAAATTACGCGCACTGTAACCTAAAGAAATAGCATTGTGAACTTTTTGTGCGCTGCCGGAGGGTTAAGCGCCATCAGCGACACCGCATTGAACAGCGCCATAACCGGGTCGATCTTGGCCGAGCCGGAAGCCTGCTTCGTGATCAGGATCGAGTTTGCCCGTGGCTCTACGCGGCAGTTAGAGACGCACCACGACATCAAAGGCTGTTCCGCATGTTTAAGCTTTCCTTCGGCCAGGCGTCGTTCAGTGGTCTTGATCGCACCGCCGAGTTTCCACCCCTGGCTAATGCCGACGATCTTGTCTTCGGGAATCGACCGTGCGACCAGTTCGTCGAAGATGGCGCCAATCCCAACCGGGTCGACGCCGATTTTGTCTAAGAGCCCCGATTCGTAGACGCGTTCCACAATGTCGCAAACTTCCGTTACGTCGTCGCCTATTTTAAGGACGAGGGACATATCTCCGTCTTTTTTAAAATCCTGGAAGCGGGACGACTCTTTTAAATTTCTTTGTAAGGCTGAAGGGTGACCCCATGCTCTGCACCATACCAGCCAATCGCCGGTTTCCTTTTCCCGGCCTACCAGGGAGAGCCCCA